TTCGTACTTATCACGCCTCGTACTCTCTCTCTCTCTCTCATACGATTCATCGAACGGTAGTTTGACACCCTGTGCGATATAGACATCCTTCAGCCAATGCATGGCAGCACGGTATCGATTCGGCTCGTTGTCGAACAGATATTTGAGATCCCTGTCGATATATTTGGAGTACGGACACGCCATACATCCGGTGCGGTCGAATCCATACTTTGTGTAGGCTTCCGACATTGGAACGTTGTACTTGGCAATGAATTCTTCGACATCGTCATTAGTCCAATCGATGATTGGTGCTTTTTGAATGATGCCGTTCTTCAACCAAGTGCATAGTTTCCCTCCTGTAGCCAATCGCCTGTTTGCAGCCGTGTCTCTTGCTCCGCCTTCGGCGATTCGGACACCTTGCATTGCTCCTAACATTCCGCTCTCTTTTGCGTAATGCTCAAACGGTTTTTTCTTCATCCATTCACAGCACTTGTTGCTGGCTTTGATGTCGAAATCGTCATGGAACATATGCATGTCTTTATCTGCGAGGAGATGTTTGCAAGACTGCCTTCCGGTGCTTAGTGAAGTGCCTAGTAGTAGTAGTAGTAGTAGTGACTCACTACGTTTCCCGTAGTGAAGCTGATGAAGATCCTTGGACTTCATTTTCGATTTGAGCGGTTTCCCGAATTCTTTCAGAACCTCATCGAAGCTCTTCAGCGGTCGGATGACTTGTACATTCGGGTAATAGTTTTCTTTTACCCATTTCACGAAGTCCACCGTCACGCCGAGTTCAATTCCCGTGTTGCTGAAGACCGCTGGAATATCGCCGACAGTTCCGAGTTCCTGACACTGTTTAATGAGTGCCAGCAGAACCGTAGAATCTTTTCCGCCACTGAACGACAAGTAACATTTCCCGTCTGTTTCGTTCCACAGTTCTTCGATGCGGTGCTGTGCGTTGGTCATCTTTTCATCTAATGACATTGCGCACCTCAGAACGGCAGTTCATCGAGATGAAGATCATCAGCCGTTTCCCCTTCGTGAAGGTATTTATCGTGATACGTGACAGCCACAGCCATCGCTTGCCAGCAATCCCGTTTGAACCCGTAGAAGACAGATGGGTTATCCTTAGTTCCCTTCCCGTGATTCGAATAGCCATGAGCGAACCTATCTACCAACGCCTGACGAATCGTTGCATCGTTGGCTTTGGGGCTGTGACAGATGGTGATTTTTTCTTCTCTGCGATACACAAAGGTTTTCTTCGGGAAATTTTCCAACCTTTCCCAAAACCGACCAATCCAAACACAAGTTTCGAATACATCTCGTCCGACAGGCATTCCATAAGATGCGACCATTTCGATTGCCACATCTATGCTTTCGCCAAACTGTCTAATCCTGTGTCCGGCAATCGCCAATAGTGCGTTTGAAACAAGTTCATCGTTGTTTGTCTTTTCAAACGGGGTTCAGAAGAACATATGCGCTTTCCGTAGGACCAGGGTCGATTGCGAGAATGTACGGCTTATTCGCCATCCTTTACTTCTCCGGTTTCGGTATCGACCACTTCGACATACTCGGTTTCATCAGAAACAAGTGACATATCCTGTGCCATATCCGTCTTGATGGTTTCGTCTTCCGCAATCTTCCGCATGATGTCTGTGGACAGCGGTGCATACTTCAGAACCTTCTTGATGACCGTCTTCTTCGCCATCTCGGAGAAGTTTGTCTGCCACGGGGAGAATCCGGCATTGGCAGCCTTGCTGAACCGATTCATGTGACGGGTGATGTCTTCCTTCGACATGACCGTGAATCCTTCGCCACCATTCACGAGCTTGAAGACTGCATAGTAGTAGATAACTTCGCCACGGTCTTTGATTGCGGGCTTGTGGACGAGTTTCGGTTCAAGTCCGAGTTCATATTCGAACTCATCATTTTCGTATACCTCTTCGGCATAGATTGTCTTGACCTGACCGGAACGGTATGCGAGATCAATCAGTCCTTTGTAGCCAATCTGAAACTGTGCCTCAAGTGTTCCCTTGTTCTTGTACGGGATAAGGTATGCCTGTCCAAGCGGAGTGTTCGGTTCAAGCCCTAACTGTGCTGCGTTCATCATTCCGGCAAGGAAACTGTTCGGAGTACACTGCTGGAGCTGTTTGTTATTGCTGATTGCAGACAGGACGATACGGCTGAACCGCTCCGGTGTGATGGTGTTCGGAAGGGCCTTTTTGATTTCCGGCATCATGACCGTCACATAGTCCTTCATTGTCTGCGGTGCTTTCTTAGTCGAAACTGCGGTATTGTTCGTAGCCTTTGCTACAGGTGCTTTCGCTTCCTTAATCTCTGTCATTTTTTAATTTCCTCTTTCCCATTTTTTGAAGTAGCAAGATCCATCGATGAGCATTCCTTTGTTGATGCACTCGGTGTATTTCTTGCCACCACTCTTGAAGAATTCAGCCTCAACGAGGACGAATCTTGGATATTCTTTGATGACCGTGACTTTGTCCGGCAGATGCGGAGTCATGGTGGAGATTGTTTCATTCCATGTGAATCCACTCGTACACTGATAGAGAATGTCTCCAGGCTCTAAGCCAAGAGGGGTGTCAATGTTCAGCATCAGAGGGGTTTCTCCACAAGACGAAATACTCTTGTGCCTTTGGCATTTGCCTTCCACGAAACAGTGAACTGTCCGGTTTCGCCCTTCTCTGCTTCGCCGAGAACTGCCTTGATTTCGTTCTGATACTTGGTCTTCAGTTCCTTGATTTCTTTTTCTTTTAATCCGAGTGCGAGCAGAGCAAGCAGTGTGTCTTCCTGTGAATCGAGATTGACTGTTTCTCCCTGATGCTCTTCGGGATACATCTGCTCAAGCGTTTCCTGTGTAGAGTCAGATCCATCGATTTCAACGGGTTCACCGCTCTGCACATGATTCCAAAAGTCTTCACATGCATCGAGCATCCGTTCGATTGCCTCGTCATCTCTGCTTATCTTTGTCATATAGAAACGGTTGTCTCTTCTTGTTGCGAGATACCATGTATCCCATCCGGTCAGAAACATGTAGAACATGCACTGCCAATAATGCGATTCAGGAATCTCTCCCTCGTCATACTTCGTTTTGTTCCATGAACTTGTGGTCTTAATCTCAAGACCCCATTTGCCCTTGGCAGCGATGCGGTCAACGTGTCCTCTGAGATACGGATATTCCTTACATCCGTACGCAAAATTACTCTTACGAACCTTCAGCCCGCTTCTGATGGTGAACAGTTCTGCTACCGTGCTTTCGTCTTTTACCCCAAACCAAACCGCATCTTTTTCGGAGATGTCTTCCGGTTCAATCAGACCTGTCTTCTCAGCCCACAATGTGTAGGGTGACTTCCACTGATTGACTCCCATGATCGTGCCGATATCAGAACCGCCGATGTATCCTTTGCGGTTTTCGATGTCCTCACGAACATTTGCGACCTTTGTCTTGGTCAGATGGTATTTCTTCGATGTCATAACGGAAGCCTCTCGTTATTGGAGAAGAAGTCCAACGCTCTCTTGCGTCTGTTGCTGAACTGCTTCTGACGGATCTTGATGAGCGAACCTTCTTTCCCGATGGACTCCATGATTTCGTCCTTGTCACGAGTCAGGCGATACCCCTTGCGACCGCTGATGATATAAACGTTGTGTTCACCGTCTTCTCCGAACTTGTTGTTCCAATCACGGACGAGCATCTTAAGACCTCTAGGGTTGTCTGTGATTTCGGATGCGGTCTGCCAATAATACGTGATGCCGAATACATTCCTTGCCATATTACTTATCCTTCCTGTATCTCTTTCCTGTTCGCTGGTACGTGTTGTTTCCTTCCCCTCTTTCGCCATCTGTTGGAAGGAAGAAGATGAACTTGTTTGCTCTGTCGATTTTCCGTTCGTACACCGCCCGTTCCGATTGGTAGACAACCGCTTCCGCTGACAATGGGCTGAGTATTTCGAACTCCGGTGTTTGAAACCACTTGAGGATTTCACGCTCCTCTGTCCTCGCCCGTTTCATTACTTCGTTGCGGTGATAGCCAGCGTGGAATGTCCGGTGGTCGTAATTCTCTGTTTCCTTGTAGTGCTTCAGTTTCTTTCGGCAACGAGCGATTTCCTTTCGAAACGGCAATGCCTCATCAAACAGGTCTTCGATTTTCTCTGTTGATGTTCGAAGCTTCCTTTCGTTCCTCGCTCTCTCGTTGCGGATGTCGCTTTGCAGTTCCTTCTTCATCCGTTCGTCTTCAGCCGATTTCGGTTTCCACTTACGAATCCTTGCGAGTTGTTTGTCGTTTTCGCTGATTCGATTAAGTGCTGTCGTTATTGCATCCCTGTTTGTCTGAATCCGCTTGTTGATGATCTCCATCTGCTGTTCACAGTTCCTCAACGATTTCCGGCACTCTCGCTTTTTGCTTGCGTGTGACTCCAAGAGATAGACCCACTTTTTGTACTGATGGTCAGCAACCTTTTGGTAGATCCGGTCAAACCGGCCCATCTCGTCATCTCTGTAGAAGATCTGCACGATGCAGTAGTCTTCGATTGCCCTTGCGACAATTGCTCCGGCGAGCGACTTGTAGCATTCGATTGGCGCATCCTCTGTTTCCTGTGGCTCGTAGGGGAATCCCTTTGAGTGCTTGGTCATATCCACATGACCAGGAACAGAAGCCCGACCGCTAACGATGCCCCAAGAAGCATTCCAAACCACAGCCCTGCGTATAACTCCTCAAATGACGGAACTGTGTAATCAAACAAATCTTTCATGCCTGTTCATTCCTTTCTTTGACGCTTCGAATCAGTTCGTCCCTTGAGATTCCGGCGATTCGCAAGACCGTTGATACTCTGACCTTCGTCCGGTCGATGTAGTTGTTGCCAAGCTCGGCTCGTTCAATCTCCTGTGCCTTTCCGAAGATGTCGCATGCGTTTTGATGTGACATGCTCAGAAGCCGTGAGATCCCTGCTTTGTTTGTGTACAGAGCAGTAGCCAATTCCATATCCGTTTTCCTTACTTTCATGCGTTTCCCTCAATCTGTCGATTTTCCGTCAACACCGTGTTGAAAAAAAATCTCATACATCTGTGTGGGGGTCAGTTCAAGCACATTTTCGATAAGGCTTATTTCCTTAGTCGTAAAAGGTCTTTTGTTGTTGAGCTTGTAACTGAATGACACCCTACTCAAGTCGAGTTTTTTTGCGAGAGTGGAACTGTTGTAGCCCTTGGCACACATCGCAGCCATAAGTAAGTTCTTATCTGTCATCTTCTCATCTCCTTTCTATGTCCCCGATTCATCAACAACAATGTCAATATAAATCCGTCGTGATGATTTGTCAACACCCGAAATAAAAATTTGAAGTAACGTTGACAATTACGGGACGAGGACTTATTTTGCTTATACAGAGGAATGTATGTATATGAAAAACAAAAATTATAATTATGAGCCGATTGGCATAAGAATCCGCAAGCGAAGAGAACAACTGCGGATTTCACAGGAAGAATTGGCACGAAGAACGGGGTATGGCGGGGGGGGGGGCCGCCCCAAAAAAAAAAAAAAAAGAGAAAGGCAAC